GGTGCTTTACTCGTGTAATTAGGTCGCACAATATGTATTATGTCCAATAGGATAACAATAGTTTAACTTTACAGTACGATTGAATACCCCCTCCCCTATAAGAATCTTGCGGGTAGGCATGGGGGATTTAAACGCCGGCGTATATAGCGTAAGCCCCTCAGATTTTTTCAACTAAACCTTTCGACGGTGTGTGTCGTTTGTGCTACGTTATACGTATATGTTAATAGCAACCTTTACTGACTGTGATCCTATACCTATAGCGAAGCCTCCTCCGTCCTTTCCTGTGTACGCTTGGGAGTCAGTCTTCTGGATTTAGAACTTCGGCGAGAGGTCGTCCATATCGTTATCGTCCTCTAATATAGTATCGTCCCCTGTAAAGATAACATCATCTGTTTCAGTCAGTACAGACAACTTAGCGAAGTCCAGGCTACCTGCTATCGTGTAATCGTTAAGATCGTATTCACTCTTGAACCTATGTATAAGTTTGAATAGCTCGTATTGAAAAGTGTCTGTCTGTTCGTTTATATCCATAACGACTGTACTATAACAAAAGTTGAGAAGATATACTAGGTTATAAGTATTACACTTTTTTACTTAGTGATTTAACTTTGAGGGTTGACAATTTTCCTTCGGCTTGAGATCGTTATAATTAGTCCTACGTAAGTAAAGGAGTAAGTACTACGTCAGTACAGCGTTTCGTTAGATGTTTCATAAGCTATAGCTATATCTATAAGGTTCCTTAGCTCGTCCTCTTTAAACGTAAAAGCACATGCGTAAGCAAAGCGTAAGTACAGTGTTAACGGTAAAGCTACTATAGCTACTTGGTTCATTCAATCGTTACCTCTAACAGTTTTATACGTTTTAAGTATTGAAGGTTTCGTTATAACGCACGTTTTTAAGGATAGTTGTGTCTACAACAGTAGAGCGACTCACATCCAAAGGTTAGCTACAGCTTTGTTATTAGTCTTATGGAAGCTATCAGTAAACGTTTGAAGTTCTTTATGTAGTAGTTCTTGTTTACGATCTAACATACTTTGATCTACATCGTTAGCCATTTGTTCTACCCAATAAGCTATAGCTATAGATAGAGCATCTAGACGGTCGTCATGAACTAAGCTACCTCTATCTCTTGTTATCCTTGATAGCTGATACATAAGCATATATCTAGTTTGTTGTTCTATAGGATATGTAAGAGCTGATTTGTAATCATATGTTATAACAGAAGGGTCGATGATTAAGCGATGGCTATTAAGAACTGGTTCTAAAGTATCTACTATACGAAGTTCCTTTTGTTTGTTATGACGTACCTCTTCTATAGTTACTGGATAGCTTGTTCTAAATAGCGGCTTTATAAGCTCCATAAACATACCGTCACCAAAGTTAGACTCTATAACTACTTTATTAACTTTGTTATCCTTAGCTATAGCGACCAGATGCTTTAACGTCTTTTCGTCGTATCCACCTTTTATACCTCCAGCATCGGGAACGTATAGTTGACCGTTAAGCATCTTAACTACTGCATAACCTGTTTCATCCTTACCACGTCCAGAGGGATCGATAGAGAGTACAGAACCGGTATAAGGTATCATATCACCTACAGTATTAGAAGGTCGTCTATAGCGGTCTCCACTGAGTCCTACATTAGGTAGTTCTCTATCTGTGTTATCATCGTCACTAGACCACACTACTTTTTCAGGAGCTAAGTCTACATCTACATCCATTATAATAAGATCGTTAATCTTTAATGGGTATCGATCAGCATCTGATAGCTTAGGATTAAGCATGAACTGTAGAGCGTATCCTGTACGTCCGTAGGACATCTTACGTTCTTCTAAGTCTAAGTCAGAGAATCTAAGAGGTTCTGTTGTAGTACCTACAGTGTCTTCGTCTATAGCGTCCGCTAGGAGGGGTGCTAGATCGCCAGCATAGTTGTAAGCAGCTTCTTTAGCGTTAGGGTACTCAGAAGGCCATATACGAGCGTTGTAGCCCCTTTCTCTTAATTTGTTATAGATAGAGTCTTCACACTGTGGAGTACCTAAGAAGAGGATACGAGAGGTGTCTAAGGGTTTAAGGATAGCTTCAAACTCTTTTACTTGTTCGTCTAGCTTGTCACGCATACCTTGTGTAGCTGAGTTGTTAGGGACTTCTACGTCGTCTGCTACGATTATATCAGCACGAGAACCTGTAAGCTGTGATGTTATACCTAATGACTTAACGGAGGGAGCGTGAGCTGCCGGAGCAGGGCCTACATCGAAAGCTATCTTACTGAAGCGTTGGTTATCTTTAGGTTTTAATTGTTGTAGGAGAGGAATCTCTTGGATGATACGTAGAGTAAAGGTAGAGAAGTCGTCCGATCTATTCTTACTGGCTGATACAACAAGTATGTTCTTAGACGGGTCTAGCAGTAGCTGGTGTACTACATACGCACTACATACCCAGGACTTACCTACACCACGGAACGCCATGATTAACGATCTCTTAGGACCGTGTTGCATGTACTCCGCTATATCGTATTGAAGCGGTGTAGGGTCTGGTAGGTTAAGGTGTTTCCAAACTAGGTATAGAAAGTTTCTAAAGTCCTTGAGCTTGGGTGGTATCTCGATGTTGTTGTTCTTCTTCAAATGGTAACGCTTCTATCTGACTGTTTAACGCTTGTAAGGGTGTACCTAAGCCACTGTCCATAGTAACATTGTTATCCTTCAGGAACTGACGAGCACCGTTAAGTAGAGCAGCGTTGTACTCTCCGTGTTCGTCCATCATATCTATACTGTTCCTATATGCGTCTGCAATCTTGTCGTGCAGTTTACTTCCCTCTTTATGACTGAGCATAGTGTTATAGTAATAAAGCTTGTTATCTTTGTAAACAAAAAGAGGCGGCTCCTAAGAACCGCCCCTTTAATGGATGATGAGTTATAAACTCTTATTAGGTAAGAGCAGATTCAAACTCAGCGACTGTTCCTAACTCTGTACCGTTGTGGTAGAGATTAGCGTCAAGATCAGCAAGAGCAGCCGAACCGTCAGTTCCGGAGATGTCGGAAGAAGCAGCAGTTGCGGAGGTTGAAAGAACCTTGAACTTGTCGTCTCCTTCGTCCCAGATGAATGCAACATTGCTTTCGGAAGAACCACGCTCAACGATGAAACCACCGTCATTAGAAGCGTTAGCACCGGAAGCAGCACCTTTAGACAGATTCATCAACGAGTCAGAAACATCGATGTTGGTGGTCTGTACGGAAGTAGTTGTTCCTTGTACTGTTAAGTTACCGGAGAATACAGCGTTAGCAGCTGAGATGTCACCACTGAATGAAGCAGAGTTACCGTCAGTAGCAAGGGAACCAGCTTTAGTTTGCAGAGCAGAGATGTCAGTATCGTTACTGGAAACGTTGCTTTGCAAGGTGCTGATGTCACTATCATTCGAGCTTACGTTCGATTGAAGAGTGGTGATGTCAGACTGAGCAGTTGAAACGTCAGATTGAAGTGAACTGATGTCACTGTCGTTGGAGCTAACGTTAGACTGAAGAGTAGAGATGTCCGAATCATTGCTGCTTACGTTAGATTGTAAGGTAGAAATGTCAGAGTCGTTAGAAGCAATCGCATCAGCATTTGTTTTGATCTGAGCGTCAAGAGCGTTATCAGCAGCTTGAAGAGTTGCTACCGAACTGATGTAGTTGGCAGAACCATTAGCTGTGTAAGCACCGTTAGCACCTAGACCTGCACCAGATTGAGTAGCGTCAAGTTCTGATTGAAGAGCTGAAGTATCAGCAGCACTATCAACATAAGCTTTGGTAGCGGCGTGAAGGTTGGCTGTAGGAGCACCACTTAGGGTCAAAGCCCCAGTCATGGTTCCGCCAGCAAGGGCGAGCTTCTTATCAAGCTCTACTTTTGTTTTTTGACCCAACTGGGTAAGCAAACTAGACATAATATATATACTTTCTTTTGAGGTTAATGAATGTGAATAAAGAGTATAAGCTCAGGTTATAACTGTCAAGTAGCCTCGGTGATTAAAATAGCTCCAGCCTCAGTAGTTAAACTGTCTCCGTCTTCCGCAAGTATATGAGTAACAGTAGGAACCGCACCACCTAGCTCTACTATTTTCCACTCATCTCCGTCGTCAACGGCTATACAAGGACCGCCATTTCCGTCACCATCAGTAACGTATATTAAACGTCCTGACGTTCCTGGTTCCGGTAAACTAGATGTTAGGTATGATCCAATTTGCAGAGATTGTGATATATTTACCGAACCACTAATCAAACCTCCGGACTTATCAAACTTGTTATCAAGCTTGGCTTTAACCTTCTGACCTAATTGTGTAAGTAAACTACTCATCTAATTCTCTCTATTTACGGTGTGCTTAAACCATCTAAGAAGTCGTCGTAATCTCCGACTTCCTCTTCACGTGCATCTAAGAAGTAAGGTAAATCATTCCAAGCATCCGTCCCGTTTCCGATCTTCATCCTGTTACGACTGTCATCCAATTCAAGGCCCAGTTCACCTTCTAAAAGTACAGGGTTGCTGGATGCCCAGTTGCTGGCGGTATCTCTTCTAAGTTGTATTCTTTTACTAAATGTAGCCATTTGTTATGCTCCTCCTCCTTCGTAAACATCTAAGTTATCACTAGCAGTTGCTCCTAAAGAATCGATCTGTGGGTCACTTAATGAAGCGTTACCGCCACTAACACCTATGATGTCAGGGTCAGATGTAATAGAATCTGTTATTGCTTTAGCCGCCGCCGTCGTAGCAACCGCTTCCGTCACGCCACCCGCAGCAACTGCACCCAGTGTATT